AAACAGAGTAAAGTAAATGAAGTATCTGTTATCATTCAAGAGGATGTTCCGATAAAAAAAGAAGATGCGGTGATTCGCAAAAGGACAAAACGCCCTATAACACATCCAAAGGAAAAGGAGCCTGTGGCAAACCAAGAGGAGCCTGTGGCAAACCAAGCGGAGCCTGTGGCAAACCAAGAGGAGCCTGCGGCAAACCAAGCGGAGCCTGTGGCAAACCAAGAGGAGCCTGCGGCAAACCAAGAGGAGCCTGCGGCAAACGAGGAAAAGAAACAAAATGATGTAAAGAAAGCAGAAGATACTAAATCTAGTGCTCAATCAGCAAGTCCATTCTTTGCACGATATCCAGCCATGAATGACAATTTCGTATTTATTGACAATCTTTATCGCAGTCGCTTAACACTATTGGATATTCTAAGAGATCGTGGATATGATGTATCAAAATACGAGCGTTTCTCTCCGGCCGAGGCGACTGCTGCAGCATCTGCGTTTACGAGTCTCAGTTTCCATACAACAAAGAAGGATGATCCAAAAAAGGAGTGTCATATCCGTTATGAGAACATTAGTCAACAAAAAATGAAAAATGGATACTTCTCTGAGTTGGTTAGTGATGAGGATTGTGAGAATGTAGAGATCATTGTCATGATGTCAGTTCATGTAACTGATACCCATCATGCGATTGCATTAAGAGAGTATATGAAATTAAAAGAGGAGCCAAATGAGGCAGGAGTAAGAGAACGTCGTAAGTTGCGTGTATCCTTCTTTAGCATTGATATGATGGTTATTAATCCAATGAGACATGTATTGGTTCCAAAACATGAATTGGTTCCAGAGGCAGAGCACAAGGAACTAATGGAGAGATTGTATATCACGTCCAAGTCTAAATTTCCTGAAATCAAGTTTCATATGGATCCCATCGCTCGCTGTATTGGTGCAGTCCCTGGTGATATTGTAAAGATCATACGTCCAAGTGCAGCATCAGGTGAAGCCGTTATTTATCGTGTATGTGCCCCTTAATCACTTTATAAACCAAACACCATTACAAATAGATCTAAAGATTTATTTTTAATGGATAAGAATGATGTCAGCCAATACAGAGCCAAAGCAAATTGAACTGGATTCTGTGGTCCGTGCAGTGATGGATCGTTTTGCAGAGAGGGCAGTTATGGGAAAGAAGAAATATGGAACGGATTTGGATCGAACGGATCTATCTGTATTGGAATGGATCCAACATGCTCAAGAGGAACATATGGATGCGATTCTGTATTTGGAGAAACTAAAGCGTGAATGGAAACCGTGAATTTACTATAGAATCGTTAGAAAAGACGAGTATGTCGTGGAGATCAAAGCGAAGTCAAGTTCAAAGCAAATTGGACAAGTTTTCTCAAAATAATTTGGATATGATGACAATTGATCAGTTAAAAGAATTACGAACAGAATATGATACAGAACGTTATGATTTAACTAACTTTTTAAAGTCGAGTGCATCAAATTATAATTTATCCGATAAATTGAATGAGACTGGAAAAATTCAATCACAAATTCAAGACCTACAAACTCAAAATGAACAAATGAAGACAGATGTGGACACTGCATTGGCTCGAGACGAATTGCTCCGGTCAAAAGATCGTTCCTCGAATGCACATACCTTATACATATTGGATCGTCCTATCCGACGAGCAATGGTCCCCTATTTATGGGTTCTTTCTGTTCTTTTTGTGGGGGTAGGTGTTCTCCTGTTTTATTGGTTAACTCCTATGATTCTGGTTGCCCCTAGTTCAAATGCATATGGTTCATCATCAGGTAGTATTATGAGCATGCTAACAGATATTGTTACGAATCGATTAACATGGATTGCATTATTTGGTGCATCTTGTGTGGTGATTTTGTTTTTATCTCTAAAGATTGCGGGTGTATTTGGTAAATAAAGGTAAAGTTAAGTAGAATGTCATTCACTTGTCCGGTTGAAACCAATATTGCCCCTACTCAATTTACAGCGATCTTTGCGGGTGCTGGAAATGGGAATAATCTTCTTCCAAGTTCGATTTTACCATCCGATCGTGATTCAGATGGTTTACTAAAGCCATCTGTATTGGAGGACTGGGTTAAAAGATTAGAGGGTAGTGGAACAATACCCTCTCCAAAAGCAGTTGCTTCATCTGCTTCTTATATCAAGAGAGTAAAAGATTTTCTTAATAATGCACGTAATGAATACTGCTTTTATGACGCCCGTTATCGAGCCGCTTTACAGTATTTATTTACAGCAATTCGTGACACGGCCACAAATACTACACAGCAGGGAAAGCAGGTAGTCGAAGCCCGTTTACAGACAACAAAGGATTTGAATCGTAAGGTGAATGATATGATTCAGATCATGAATGCAGTGACTCATAAAATGATGAAGTCATCTGATACCTTACAGAAGGAGATTGAAGAATTTAATAAGAATCTTCGTGATAAACGTGATAAATTGGAGGAACAGAATCGAATTATCCAATCCAATGAGGCCAATATGAAATTACAGAAGGCGATGGTTACCTATACAGAGGAAAAGGCTCGATATTCTGATAATTTGTTAAAGATGTATAGTTTTTTGAATATTGTCGCGCTTGGACTGTTGGTCTATGTTTATAAGGCGGCAGGAGATCAATAAATTTTAATGTATCAATAGAGAATAATTTATGGCGGCTAACCACAAAGAATCAAATGTTTTGGATCTTGGTGGATATGGAGTAGTTATTTATCCAGCATTAGAGAACGAAGATTCAAATAATGAAGAACCCTTTTACCCGAAGAATTACATTACAAAAGTTTTTTATCGAAAAGAGGATTATGACGATCTTCTTCGAAAGAAAAAGACACTTCGAAAGATTCTAGGAAAAACCAACGAGGGATCTCAATTTGAGACCTATAAAAAGGAGTGGCATGGAAGAAATTTACCGAAAAATGCCCTCAAAAAGATATACAATGAAATCAGTTTGAATTCTAATCAGCCGGTTCCTATCCATCAATATGAAAATGTTCAGTTTTACCCAATACGAATGAAGCATTTAGGAAAATCGTATGGTTCCCTACGTCATGATAAAAAGACTATCCAAGAACTGCGAGAATGTTCAATTGAGTATCTTATTAAATCCATGCAAGGTGTATTCCATATTCTTTCTAAACTATCTGAAAAGGGGTATCTTCATGGAGATATCCACTCTGAAAATGTAATGATTTATCACGCAGGGAACTTCTGTGAGTTTTATGTCATTGATTACGATTTATTACGATCCTTTTCCGATCTTAAGAAAATGTATACATCAAACTATCCACTTTATGGTGCCCCTGAATGTTATCATTTACTTTCCACCGCCATTCAGAGCAATAAGGAGAATGATCTTCTTGGCAACTACATCTTTAAAGTATTTTTACATAATGAATATTTGAAACATCTGTATGGGTCTTTACAGAGTTTTGAAGAAAGGGTGAGACAAACACTGCATTCCCATGCGAATCAGTCATCTGTCTCTGTAGAGACATTTGATTCCTTTCTTCTCTGTCTTCTGATGCTAGATTTGCTCTTTCGTCTGTATCCGTTTTTATTTACTAATAATCAGTCGACCGTTTCAGAGGCAGAAGAAAAAAGGTTACATGATGTAAAAGACATTCTAGAAGAAGGATCCACACTTATCGCCAAAGGGCGTAAAACACCCACTCAAATCAAAGAAAAATTGGACCAAATCCTAAGAGGGAATCAAACTGTAAAAGTGAATCATAAAAATAAAGTGAATAACACAGTAAAAGTAAATCAGAAAAATAAAAATAAGAATTCAGCCTGTAGTATTATGGGCGGTTGTTATCCGCGTCGACAAAAAAGAAAAACTAACAAACGACGACGATAAATGTATCCGTGAAAGATAGAAAGGATGTCCTTAGAAAAAGCCATCAGTACAGCGCAGATCGCCCAAGATATTCAATTAGCAGAAGCCATTGCACGCTTAAAAAGCAATCCAACTGAATTGCGCTCTTGGTTACAATCCCAACAAGATAAAGTCTATAATACAATTATCGCACAAAAAGAGAATACATTTGATAAAGTCTACGGTGATTTGAACCGTGCATCGAAAGTGGAAGAGTCGATTTTAATGCATAATAAGCGAGCAGGTGAATTGTCTGAGATGATGGACAATATTTACCAAACACAAGCGACAGGAGCAAATGCGGTTGTAAACGATAAGCAGTTGGCCACACGAAAAAATGAGATGAATGAATGGACAGTTGGGAACAAACAGGATACATTGTTTGTTTTTTCATCGCTTTTTATTATGCTTTCCGGTCTATTACTGATCACTGGCTTATGGAGATTAGATATGATTAGTTCTTACCTGTGGGTAGCATTTGCGGTTCCCCTCCTTGTTATCTTTATTTTGATCCTCTTACGGCGCTGGAGATACACTGATGTTCTGCGAAATAAACGATATTGGAACAAACAGATCTTTGAAGGAAAATATCCAAAGATTTCTATTCCATCGTGTGCACAACTTACAGGCGAAGCAGAAACAGCAGCGTCGACAGGAACAGGAAATAATGCGGGTGTAGGAATGGGTCTCGCCCCGATGTAAATGAATCTCCCTGTGCTGTAGTAGAAGATGGCCTCAGCAAGTGCACAATCTACCATAGAAAGAAAGGCGGATTTGATATCGGATATTGGAAAACTGAGAGCGCAAGTAGAAGATGGGTTGGCGATGGGTGATTCCATGTTTGGTCAATTTGCCCATGTAGATGTTACCAATGAAGTCAATCGCCGTCTATCCGATCTGAAAAAGAAAAAAAGGGGCTTGGAACAACAACTCCGAGAGAAAGAAGCCATCATTCAGCGATCCAATCGTGATTTTTCAGATGTAAAAGACTCATTACCCGAAACACAAGAACGCAAACGTGTTCAATTTGTGGAAGATTATACCATGATGTTTTTACTCTTATCCTATGTATTTATGATCCTCTCTTTTATCATTTTCTATGTCACTCTCTCTGAACAAAAAATGAAGGCATTTTTCTATTCCTTAGGAATCAGTATGGTCTTTACTTTTTTCGGCAGTTTTCTAATCTATCTTATTGCCTAATTTATAGAGTTTCGCCAAGAGACTTTTCGTATTCATCCATCTCGTAATCATCTTCAAACAATCGTAGTTGCTTGAAGGTCTTGCCATCGGATGGTGTTCCAAATTTATCACACATACGCTTGAGAAGTTCGGACTGATTGAGTTTGCGACCCACACCGCCACCCACTGCTTCAAACCAATTTTTATAGACACGAAAGATATCTTTAATGGACGATTCATATCCACCCTTCTTGATCTCGCGAATACGAGAATTGAGGAATTTACTGAGAGAATCAAACGATTCCTGATAACGATTGGATTCAGCCGTAATAATTGTTGGCAATTTACCGAGACCATTCTTCATGTATTCCGTTTTGTAAATGTGGATCAGACGAGACATGAAGTAGGTGCGCCATGTTCTCATTTTGGCATCCAATTGATTGTCACGGGGATAGATATTAGCCTTCGGATTCACTTCCTCCTCCTGTGGATCCACGAATTTGGACTCGAAGGGGATGGCACGGACACGACGCCATGTTCCACGATCCATCGTATGAATGGCAGGAAAGGAATTGCACAACATGAAGATCTTGCCCGTAATCTTGAACTTATCCTG